GGTATGATGCGCTCTCGGGGTCTGGATACCCCGAGTCAGAGTCAACGTAGGTCCCGCTCGGATGCGCCGAGAACGGGTACAGTGTCATGCTCTGCCCGTGCTGGCTAGCCCTGAGTTTGAACAGATCCAGCTTGTTCACTCTCTGACTCGATCTCCTCAGTTATCGCTCGCAGCTCGATCAACGCCTGTCTCGCTGCCTGCGCCCGCTTCTCCAAGCTCCGCAGTGCTCGCGTCAATCGCATGACCGACGCCCTGCACTTTTCTGCCTCTTGCCGGTCGAACATGAGTCGCACCGACTGCTGCGCTCTCAGTGACGGGCTCAGCGGAAATCGCAGCCCGTCCGGGATCCCCCTGGGGGCCGTCATCCTTCCCCCTTGCCTCTACACATGCCAGGCACACGCCCTCGCCATCCCGCGCTGCCTCCCAGCTACGGGCCTCCACCACGTCCGCCACCAGCTCGCACACCGAGCACCTCACACCTGCCGTAAACTGGAACCTCATCCTGTCACCCCCTCACACTCAGTCGCCGTAGTTCGCCACTCCTTAGTGGTCGTCCTCGCCGCCCGTTTCCACCCAGTTCACGAAGCGCGGCACGACCTTCTCCACCCACTGCTCGATCTCCGCCGGCACGTTGCTTCCGCTCCGCGTCGGGCCGGCCAACGCTACCGCCGTCCTGCGCGTCCACGTGCGCGTGCTGATCGCCGCCAGCGACGCCCTGGCCTGCGCCAGCAGAGCCGAGGCCTTCCCGCGCCAGTCCACTGCGCTGCCACGCTCTGTGTACTGGCCCACCGTGAAAGACTGTGCGTCGCTCCGTTCCATCTCCTGACACAGCAGCGCCGCGCACAGCTCCGCCGTCCCGCTGCGCAGGTGGATCAGGTTGTCGCCGGTCAGCGCCGCATAACTCGCCATGCCGGCCTTCACCACCGCTTCCGCGCTGGGCAGGAACGGCTCCAGGATCACCATCGCGTCCGGGATCTCCGTCGTCGAAACCCCCAGCAACGCGCGCACGAGGTTATAGTCGGTCGTCCCGCCCGTCAGAATCACCGCAGGCCAGCCGGTTACGGGAGTCCCAGTACCACTTCCGCCTGTCATAAGCTTACCCTCACGCGACGGTTTCCAAATCTGGGCAGGTGAACGTAAATCCGGTTTTAGCAGCCCAGACGTAAATCAGCCCTGCATCCAGATGGAACGTCACAACGCCATAGGCATTCGTCTTGCCGCTGGCAATCACATTGTTGCCGGATGGATCCGTAGACACCCAAACATCTGCATCCGCTATCGGGTTGTACGGGGGCACGGTCGAGGTCAGCGTGTACGTCCACGTGATGGCCCCCGCGCCCAGCGTCTGTGTCGATGAGAGCGCCTTCCCCACCGTGCCCGGCGTGGCATGTCCGGCCAGCGCCTCATCGCACACCGCATCGGCGATTTCCTGCGCCGCATCCGCCGCCAGCTCGAGCGCACCCAGTGCGTCCGTAGCGACCGTCCCCGCGTTGACCGCATCCGGCATCAGTTTCACGCCATCTGTGCCCGTGTCCAGCAGAATTGCGTCTACGTTTGCGTCCACTGTGTCCAACTTGCCATCATGCGTCGTGAGTGCGCCCGCCTGCGCCGCTGTCTTGGCCGCGTCATACGCTCCAGTCAGAGTCATGGCCGCTCCAACAGGAGCCGCTACCTTTGCCGCATCGTATGCGCCTGTAAGTGTCATAGCCGCACCAACAGGAGCGGCAGTCTTCGCCGCGTCATACGCACTGGTCAGAGCCATAGCCGCACCCACAGGAGCAGCGGCCTTTGCAGCATCATAGGCACCCGTCAAAGCCATAGCGTCGCCCGTTCGGGCAAGAATTGTCGCGCCCGTGTCGGCGGCCTTGAGTGGGTACGCTGTGCCCTCGTCGAATTTCGCATTGGTGATCGCGTCATCGGCCAGGCCCATCAGCGCGCCCGCTGCCAGATCGTTCAGGTCGCTCGTGAGCTTCGTATCCGCAATGTCCGCCCACACGAAGCGTGGCATCGTGACACCGTAGAGCATCGGCATCGCGCGCATCTGCACGATAGCGCCTGCCGTCAAAACGGGCAGCGTCACAGACCACTTGTACAGGCCCGTCGCCGCTGTCGAGATTGTCACCACAGCAGCATTGTCGACGCCCGCAACTACCAATACGCCCGTTGGCAGTGCGTCAGCATCCACCAGCGCACCGGTTGGAGTAATCACCGTGAACTCCGCCGCAATCGTCTGTCCCGTCTTGACTGTCATCTCTATGCGCCCCTCGGCACGTTCTGCCAAATCGCATACGCCTCAGTCAGCGTGTAGATGTTGTCCGTCGCGTTTTTGCCTTGCGAGCGGATGTACACCAGCCGCGCCGTAGTGCCACTGTTGCGCCAGGAGATAATGCCCTGCTCCCAGGTGTCGACGCTGTCCGTCATGATCGCCTGCGTCAATGCCGCGCTCACGTTGTCAACGAGCGGGTCGGCGAACACGTCGATGATCTGCGCCCTCGGAAGGTACGCCATCACCGCATTCTTGCGCAGCCACCAGTGCACGATCAACGTCTGCCCGGGTTCCACCAGGGTGCGGGTTTCCTTGAACACCGGATACGTCGCGCTCTCCGGCAGGAACTGGTAGCTGATCGTCTTCCCTGCCGGCACGGTAACGACATTGCTGTTGACAATGCCGCCGCGTCCACCCCAGGCCCGAAACGCGCCTGGCGTGCCGTCATGGTCGCGGCTCTCCACGTAGTCCCAGACCGCGCGATCCGTGTAGGCCGCGTGCTCGACGCCAGAGTTGAACTGGCAGTTGTAGGCCAGCGCTGAGCCAACCGCGTACATGTCCTGCGTGTTGGTGGAGAAGATGCAAGCCCAGAGTAAGTGCCCGCTGCCGTAACCCACGCCGTAGGTGCTTCCGCTCAGCGTGCACGTGGTCAGCGTGTGCCCGCTGCCGTACATCACGCCGTAGCCGTTCCCGCTCAGCGTGCACGTGGTCAGCGTGTGCCCGCTGCCGTAGTACACGCCGTAGCCGTTCCCGCTCAGCGTGCACGTCGTGAACGTGTGCCCGCTGCCGAGGTTCACGCCGCTGTAATCCCACGCCAGCATCGCATTCGTCAGCGCAACTGCGTGCGCCGCGCCGCAGTTGATGCCGTTCGTAGGCCGCAGGTTGTAGGCGCTGCCGCGAATGCCGACGTTGCCTGCCAGCAGGTACACCGGCGTGCCGATCTGCCGCGCCGTCTGGTGGATGTCGTTCCAGTTCGGCGTCGTGCCGCCGCGCGCCCAGTACGACTGCCCTGCGCCAGCATCGGCCAGCGTCACGGTCTTGGTGCCCGCGACGTAGTTGCCCACCAGGTAGATGTCCATCTCGTCGTTCTGTGCGCCGTTGCCCGTCTGCGTGGGCGTGTGGCCGATCAGGATCATGTCCGCCAGGCCGTTGCTCCACTGCGCGATCGTGCCCAGCCGCAGCGCCATGTCATCCGTCAGCACGACGCTGGTCGCGCCGATGCCGGCCAGCGCCGCGAGCGTGCTGCTCATGACCCGCGTCGCGCCATAGAACGTAACGGCATTTGTGATGCCGGTATTGATCCCACGCGACGCCTGGTTGTCACTCGTACACACAAACTCGATGAATGCACCAACTGCCACGTTGGAGACAGGGTCAAGTGATGTGCCGTAGTCCACACTGTTCGCACCGTTGGCCGTTATCGTGCCCGCGACGCGCAACAGGCTGGATGCGGTGCGCGAGGCATAGAGCTTGCCGCCGCTGTCCACTACGATGTTAGCGAAGGCCGACGTGGACATCTGGAAGCCCGGCTTGAGCACGCCCGTGTTGTTGACCGTGCACGTCGAGATGGCGTTGATCTCATTGTCAACTGTGACCGTGTGCCCCGCGCTGATTTGCACTGTCTTGCCCGCCGCAGGCACCGCGCCTGTGTTCCAGACGGTTGCCGCGTCTGCGTTCCAGTTGCCCGATGCTACGCTCCAGACATCAGCCACGCTCAGCCTCCACGATAGGTCGTGCAATCGCTACAATGCGCGCCAGCAGCGGCGAGTGCTCTAGGATTGCCGCACGTTGTGCTTTCGTCAGTTGTGGCCACGCCTGGCCCAACGCAACGTACTGCGCCTCAAGCAGCACTAAAGCTGCCTCGAACTGCTTAGCCTTGCCCGGCGGTATCTTGATTGTCAGCCTCGGCTTAGATGATGATGGTCCCATCTTCCGCCTCAATCTCTACTGTAGTCGCAGGCATTGCGGTCGCGGCCTGCCAGTATTCCTCGGCCATCGCCAGGAACGCATGATCCGTCGCGTCCTTGTCGCGCGACTTGAACTCGATGTGGCTCCCGTCGGGCATCTCCACTTGGGCGTACTCCGCCGTCTCGGTCTGATAACGCCTCAGAATCCTCACGCCACCAACCCCTTCTCGTGCAACCTATCCGTTGACCTTTGGGGTCTGTCTCGTGACCCCAAAGGTCTCTACTCTACTCCTTCAGCGCCAGCACCGCAGTCGTCGTCACATCCGTGGTACCGCTCACAGCCCAGGATAGACGCACGAACGGTCCAAACACCGTCATCGGCTGCGTGATCGTGGACGACGTGGCCACAGCTGCCAGCGCGCCGTAGGTGTACCAGTTCACCTTGTCGGGCGAGGTCTGCAACGTGTACGTGATCGCACTGGCGACCCAGTCCGTAGAGATGTACGCCAGGGCCTCGCGATAGTAGCCCACGCCCACCGCGCTGGTCTGCCCCGTGGTCGTGATGTGCTGCGCCGAGGCCAGCGTCACCGTCACCGGCACGCTGACCGACGCTGCCTGCATTGGCTGCGATGGTGAAGACGTCGACGTCCAGCGCGTCCAGCGCCGCACCTCCACTTCCAGCGTCAGCAGGCTGCCCCCCACGATCACCAGAGCCACGATGACGGCAAACAGCAGCGCCTTATAGTCCCTCTTCTCCACGTCCACCGCTATGCCTCCCTGGGCGGTGCGGGCTCGGCGCGCTCCAGCCGACCCTCGCGCAGCGCCCGCTTCACCGCGTCCGTCAGCGCCACCTGCACAGGGCGACTGACCTGGCCGTTGTTGCCGGCCACCCACACTTCATGCCCTGGGTGGTCCACGTGCCGCTCCCAGAACGGCTTGCCATCGGGACTGCGCACCAGAATCAGCTCCGGCTCCACGGGAGCAGCAGGAGTCACCGACACCGCTGCGCCGGGGCCCGGAATGCGGGGCCCGCTACCCTTTTTCGCCATGTCCAGCCTCCCCTTCTGCGTTACGCGCTTGTGTCCAGGATCGAGACGAGCCGCCAGACCGAGCCGGGGCCGTCCCAGTACAGAGTCATGACGTCGCCCACATCCAACGTGCGATCCTTCCCGATAGCGGTATTGGCGCCGTTCTTGACCATGATCGTGTCGGCGTCCGCATCCAGGTTGATCAGGATCAGCAATTGCCCGTTGTACGCGCCATCGCTGAGGCTGTTGGTAGCGTCCAGAGTTCCCAGGATGCTGCCGCCTACCGCGCCATCCGAGACGCTCAGCGGGATCACCATCTTGCCTGTGACCTGCACCACCTCGGAGTTCGTGATGCCCACGGTGCTGGAGATTGCGCCATAGTAGCTGAGCGCGCCGACATAGGTACCCACAGTGATGCCGGCTGTACTTGTGATACTGCTCGCAGTCAACCCATTCGACGCGGTCAACAATCCACCCACCGTCTCTGCGCCCGTCACACTGGAGGCCGCAGCCGTGAACAAGGCGGAGGCATTGATTGCGGCCGCGTCTACCAGATGCGTGACCGTGACATTTCCACCCACGTCGACGCCGTTCGCGGGACTCAGCAGTCCCCCCACACCCAGCGTGCCGGTCACTGACGCAGAGTTGAGCAATGCGGTCCCACTGGTCTGCGTGATGGTGCCCGTCACTTGCAGGCCGTTGCCCGCAGTTCCCTGCCCAGTCCACGTGTACCCGCCCGCCAGTGTGCTCACACCAGCCACGTCCAACGTGCCGCTGACCACCACCGCATAGACGCGCATGGTCCCGTTGCTGGTGTTGGTAAAGTTCCCCTTGACCTCCAGGCCGTTGTTCAATGTCGGCAGGCCGGCCACGGTGGCTTTTCGTCCCACCACCAGGTCCTGACCCAGCGTCAACGAGTCAAGGTTCGTCACCCCCTGCGCCGTCACACCGGCCATCGGCCCACTCGTTTTGCGCAGCACGAACGCGTACGCCGTGACAGCCAGCAGGCTGCACACCACCGCCAGCGCCACCACACACAGCGCAAACTATCTGTTCATCGTTGTTCCTCCCTCTCTCGCTCAGTCCCCAGGGCACGCACTACGGATTACGCGCTGCCGTTCGTACCGACAGTGCCGGTACGCCGGCACTGTACGGTGCGCAACACGCAGCACGTGCCCTCCCCAAAGCCACTCCTTAGTGGCTCCCCAAGGCCACTCCGTCCGCGCTACGCGTTGATGTCCAGCGTCTTGTTCGCGTTCGCGTCGATGATGCAGAAGCCGACGACCTCGGTCATCACGATCTCGTTCCGCTGCGAGCTGATGATCTTGTCCGTCTCGGTCAGGCTCGCGCCCACCTCGGTGATCATCTCGACCGCAAAGCGGTTGTCGATGCCCACCAGCTTCAGCGACGGCGCCGAACTGGTCCAGCCGATCTGCACCGGGCCCAGCCCGCTGTTGATCGGGGTCACACCGCCGATGCCAAAGGCGCCCGCGATGCTCAGGAACGGCGCATTGGCGCTGCCCATGTTCAGCAGCAGCACCTGCAGCACGTCCGCCTCTCGCCCCAGGACCACGTTGCACAGGTACGGGTTGGCCCACTGCATCTTCCAGGCCAGAAAGCCCTTCAGAGTCAGCGTGCCGGCCACCGCCGCCGTGTCCAACGCCGTCAGGTTGGAGTTGGTAGGCGTGGTGCCGCTGTTGCCGTCGCCGTTCACGACCACGTCCAGGGCGGTGTTCACCTTGTCCGCCTGGGCCTGAATGGCCAGGAGCTGCAGGTGCATCGCAAACCGGTCGAGCTGCATCCTGCGGAATGCCTCGTAGCCACCCACCAGACGCCGGCCGTATTTCCTCAGTGTGATCGTGTGGTCGCCGCCGGTCAGTTCCGCCGTAGGCACCTCTGCGCCCTCCGAGACACGCTTCATCGTGTACTCGTCGCTGTTGTCGGTCAGGTAAAACGCCTTGTACACGTCGCCCGTGATCGGTGTGGTGATGGCCACCAGCGCGCTCAGCGGGATGGCCGGCGCGATCTGCTTGGCCCGCATCGTCTGCTCGATGAACGCCGGGTACAGCACCTGGCTGACCGGGTTCGAGCTGGCATAGAAGCGCTGCCCGTCGCCCAGCGACGCCTCGCGCCACTTGCGCGCGATGTACTCCTGGGCCAGCCACTCGGTGCCCGGCTTCTCGCTCGCCCAGAAGCGCTCGCCCTTGTGCGCCCACAGCCCGCGCGCGGGAATGCTCGTCGTGCGAATGTCGGCCAGCATGAGCTGGCGTTCGAAGGCGTCCAGGCCGTCCTTGTACTGCGGACTGGGGTCCATGTGCTCCAGCCAGGCCGACACGCTCATCTCGTGCTTGTACGCTTCCTCGTACAGCGCCCGATTGAGTGGCAATTCAGCCGCGAGTGGCTTGAGCGACGTGATCCCGCTCGCCTTCGCGTCCGTCCAGCCCTGCTCATACACGAGCTGGACTTTCTCCACAGGCAACCCGGTGCGGGTCGCCAGTTCCTGCGCTCTGTCTCCCATTTCCTTTTCCTCCCTCTGATCTCTCTGCGCAGCGCGGTCTACAAGTAGACTTCGACTGCGGTCGTGGTGCCGGCATCCAGGATCATGCCGCGCGCCACCACGTACTCAGCAGCTTGTGCAGCGCACTCACGGATGTGCCCCGGGGCCGCTGCGCCGTCCACAGCGCCCACGATCTTCTTGCCCAGCGTCAGGGACGCCCCGTTGCCGCCCGGTAGTTTCATCCCACCCGTGATCTGCACGGTCGCAATGTTGTCCGCCTCGACCTTGATCAGCTTGCCGATCACGGCCGTAGCGTCGGCCGCCAGCGCAACCGTGTCAGCAGCGCTCATGGTCACCGCGTGCCCGATCATCGTCGCCGCCGCGCCCCCGTTGCTCGTCGCCGAGTAGACGATGGTGCTGTTGTCGATCTTGAATGTCGCGAACTCTGCCTTGATCTCGTCAAACGCCACTCCCAAACGTGGATCTGCCATGTCCAGTTACCTCCCTCTCTCACTCCCGTGTAATCGTGTTCCAGCTACGCCTTGTACGCCTCTGCCGGCCGCCCGGGCTCCTGCGTGCCCTTCGCCGCCGGCGCACTCCCGTCCCGCGCCATCACCTTGCCCACCGGCCGGCCGGGCTCGAACACCTCACCCGCTGTCTTCTCCCAGGCCGCGATCTCTCCGCGCACGTACTCCAACGTCTGCTTCTCCAGCATCGCGCGGTACGCCTGCGCGTCAAACTCGTCCCCCTGCGCCCGCACCCGCGCCTCAACCGCCTGGGTGACCAGAGCGCCATGGTATGCCCGCCCGTCCGCGGCCAGCGGTTCCAGCTCCGCCACGTGGCCTTCAAGCGCCACAACGCGCGCCTGCTGATTCGTCTCCTGTTGCGCCCGGCTCTCCCGCGCGTCCACCCACGCCTCGAGCAGCGCCGTCACCGGATCCTCCGCCGCCTGCACCCGGTCCGCCAGCTCGGGCGCCCGTTCCGCCACCAATGCCCTTACCTCATCTGTCTTCACCTCCCCGCTCACCTCCTCCCTGTCCTGATCTCCTGTCCGCTTACCAGGGCGAATGGCCCGCCACCGCTTGCCAGCCGGCAGGATCCTTACTCCCCACCGATCCTCCAGCACTTCCGCCTCGCCACGTGCCAGCCGACCAGTGCTCACCGCCCAGCGCGCTTGTCGCAATACTGCCTCCGGCGTCGCGCCGGCGTACACCAGGCTGCCCTCCACGAGGTGCGCGTTCTTGACCCAAGCAAAGGCAACCTGCCCGTCGTACGTCACACCCGGAACGTGATCGCAGCAGAACTGCTCCTCGATGTCCGCGTCGTCGCCGATGTTCATCAGCGCATCCAGCGTCAACAGCGGCTTTCCGCACAAGCCGCACACATATTGGCCTGGGTGAAATCCGATGCTCGTGTCCCTTACGATCCCGCCGTCAATCGCGCGGATTAAATGGTCCGTCTTGACGTCATTGAGCTCGAGGCCGCGCAGCATGTAAAAGCGCACCACCAGCCGAAGGTTGTCCTGGCTCTGCTCGAGCAGCGCGCTGTAGCTATTCCCCAAGGGCAGCTCCGCATCCGTTAGCCAGCCCCCTACGCGGTGGCTATTCATCAACGGGATCCCGGCCAGCGCATCCTGCAGATAGTTCCGCAGTGACGTCTCGTGCATGCGCGTGAAGTAGGAATCTATGTTCTGATTCGACATCTCCGCAGGTGGCAACAGGTACACCTGATCGGGAGTC